AGATAAAACCTCTTGTTTCTTTGAATGGGAAAGTATTGCTTGGATATCAAATCAATCTTGGCAATGGAGGGATTTTTAATGTAGGTCCAGACATGGTGATTCATTTTAAACAAAATGCAAACCTAAGTTTATTCTGGGGTATTGGGAATGTAACTAAGATGAGATTGACAGCACAGGGTGAAGCTGCAGCATTAGAATATCAGAACGAATTTATAGTACGAAAGGCATCACCGTCTCTTGTTATTACCTCTGATGATTCAGGACAAAGCACAGATGATTACCAGCGTAAAATAGATATGTTAAGAAAGAAATATCAAGGCAAACAAAATGCAGGTAAGTTAATGTATCTTGAAGGTGATGGAATAAAGGCACAGACAATATCATTAAGTCAAAAGGATATGCAATTTCTTGAACAGAAAGAACATAACAGACAGACAACGATATCAATGTTCGGACAAAACCCTTTTGTTGTTGGTATACCTACAGGAGTAAACAGAGCCACAGCGATTATATTTAGAAATCAATATTTAGGTAATATGGTTAATACAACGCTGGTTGAGCAAGAGGCAGTTATTAATAAACAGCATGTATGGTTACATGATAGAAGCATAAAGCTTGTATTTGAAAAGTACACTACAGGAGATATGACAGATGTTGCTGCAGGTATTAAGAATGGAATATATTCACCGTCAAGAGGTGCGGAATTATTAGGAGAACCAAAAGACGAAACAGACGAAGCACAACTCAAGTACTTGCCTAGCAATCTTGTTCCTATGGGATATATCGCAACAGAACCAGAACCAACAGAAGCAGGAAAAGCCAAAGTATTAGAGATTAATTATGACGGTCAAGATTTATCAAACCCCAAAAATGTTGATGCTATTGTTGGATATTTCTTAACAGACCTACAAGAAAAAGGAATATTCAGACAAAAGAAATTTCAAGCTGGTTATATTAGAGCAGCATTGAAAAGTAGAAACACAGCAGAAGATAAATACTACCAAAAGATAGTAGGATTTTTCTTAGGACAAAAGAAAAGAATATTGAGAAAGTTTGACGATATGTTTGACGTTAAAGCGGATATAGCTGAGAACCCGACAATTATTGTAGGTGCATTGTTTGATGATAACTTAGAGACTAATGAGCTTATAAAGGATCTAAGGGGTTTGCATACATCTGCGGTACAAAGAGCAGTTGCAGACATTAATAAGCTGTCAGGAAACAATATCAACACAGAGACAAGCAATCCAGTTGTTAAGGCTACAATTGATAGATTAGGTCAAGACCTAAAGGGATTTAAAAATAATTCTGGGACATGGGTTAGCATTAACGGAAGCACAAAAAAAGATGTTGCAAGAATTATTACAAAAGGCGTAGACAATAATTTATCAATAAATGAGATCAGTGATAATATCTCTAATAAATTCGATCAATACTCAGGATATAGAGCAAGACGAATTGCAAGAACAGAATCAAGAGCAGCATGGGACGCATCTGCTTACGATTCATATAAAGAGCTAGACGTTGAGACAGTTGACGTTGTTGGTTGTGATTTTACAAGTGTTGAGGCTAGCTATGGCACACAAGATGAGATATATGGAGATTGTGGAAAAACCGGAATATCTATAACAGGAATGTTGAGCTTAGACTTTCACCCTAACCATATTGGGGTTATTGCTCCAAGTAAGGAGATATAAAATATGACTGCAGCTGAAAGAGTTAAAAAAATAGATGAGGCAATGAGGCATTTAATTAGAAAAGATGTTATTGAAAAAACATATGATCTATTATTAGACTTAAGGTCTGATATAGCAAAGGAGATTTAAAATGTCAAAAGAAATTAAAGAGTATGTTGAGAACGGAATAAGAATCCTTGAAGGTGAAAAGAAACTTGATATCTTAGATTTTAAGGTTGAAACAAAAAAAGATGATAAAGGTAAAGAAGCGACCTATATGTCCGGATATGCAAATACAAAGGGCAAGGCTGATGCATACGGAGATATACCAACAAACTACAAAGGGAAGCCAGTGTATGATGTTGTACGCATGGAAACAAACCCTGTAATGCTTTTAGATCATGAGAATAGTGCATCAAGAATCATGGGAAATTTTGTTAATCTTAAAGAAGATGATAAGGGGTTATTCTTCAAGGTAAGGCTTAAAGAATTAGACGAGTGCTTTGTTGATGAAGTTAAAGAGGCAGTATTTAACTTTAAGTCAGGGTATGCAAAAGCGTTAAGCATAGGAGGACGCTGGTTATTTCAAAATCAAGAGAAACCAAAACAATTGACTAAGGCAATTATACATGAGATATCGGGCGTGGGAGTAGGGGCAGACGGACACGCTTTAACAGATGCAGAAAAGATTAAGGCAATGGGTAATGCTGATAAGGATAAAAAAGATCTGGAATTAGTTGATAACCTAAAGAAAAAATACGGAACAAAACAAGTAGATGAAACATTAACCAAAATTAAGGAGATACGAGACAATGAATGAACTAATTAAAAAATTATTACTTGAAGAGAAGTCAGATGCAGAAATCGCAGCGGCAGTTTTAGAAGCTCATAAGGACGAACCTGTAGAAGCAATCAAAGATGCAATCATAGCGTCAAAGAAACTTGAAGAAGTTACAAAGGCTCTTGAAGCTAGCGAAAAAGTTGCGAAAGAGGCGAAAGATGCAAAAGATGCAGCAACAGACGAAGCAAAAAGGATAGATGTTCTATTGACAGAAAAATTGAAGTCAATAAAAATCAATTCTTTAGGTACACAGTTTGCAACTCCAAAAGAGTTAAAAGCTTTCAATCCAAGATCAGGAAAGTTTGATATTATTACTGAAAGTGTTTCAGAGGCATATGGAACTTTTAATTCAATGTTAAGTTGTTTAATGTGTTCTGATATTCAAAATGCAAAAGCAATATCTCTTGAAATAGATCAAGATAATCTTGCATATCAAAAAGAAATAGCATCATTTCAATTAAAGAAACTTGAGGATCTTAATATTAAAGCCGCTAACGATCCTTCTGTTTCAGATGCTGCTGCTCGTGGTGGATATGCAATACCTACAGAAGTTGACATGACAATTTTGCAGTTACTTTATGCTGAATCAGTTATGCTTGCAAATATGAACACAGATAACATTGTTTATCAATCAAAAATATATCCTTTGATGTATGGATTAACGGTTGCAGATATTACAGATCAAGATACAGCAGTTACAGAAGTTCAACCAACTTTTGTAAATCCAACAGTTGATATGAAAAGAGCAGGACTATTCACAAACATATCAAATACTTACATGAGACAAAAGGGTGCGGATCTTGTAAGAACTTTTACAGGTGGGACAGCATCTGCGTTTGCTTCATTTTTAGATTTACGTTTAGCGGTTGGTAGTGTTACAGGTAATTCTGATCTTGTAAATGGTATCGCATTTGATGCAAACACATCAACTCTTGCAGCAATTGTTTTAAATAACTTTGATGTTGATGATTTTTCAACAGTGTTAAATTCTATTAGTGAAAATGCAGATGGTGAAGTCGTAATGATTGGTAGTAGAAAAGTAGTAGATAAATTGGGACTTATGGAAAACTCTGCAGGAAATTATGTATTCCCACAATATATTAACGGTGGAAGCATAGCACCTCTTGGAACTCCATTAAAGAAAAACGCTAAGATTGGATCTGCTTTAGATATTGACGGTGGTGCAAGAACTGGTGGATCAGATGATTTACTACTTGCGTTTGCTAAACAATACGCTATAGCAGGAGTGAGTGGAGAAACAAGAATTGCTTTTTCTGAACATTGGAGATTCACTAATGATGTAATTACAATGAGAGCAATCAAAGAATATGGTTCAAAAGTATTAAGTGCAACAGGAACAGGTGGAATCGTAGCAGTAGCACAAGAATTAAATTAATAACGGTTGGGTTACCTTTGGGGAGGCTTAGTCCTCCCCTTAACCCTTTAATTAAGGAGGATTTAAGGTGGATTATAAAGTAATAGATGAAAAAGGCGTTGCATATTTAACTGATAGTCAAGAAGTTATTAGAATAAAAAAAGGCGGTCAATTGAGAGAGGCTACTATAAGTAAATTCCTTAGAGAAAGCGTTGTTAAAAGTCTTGTAGAGAAAAAAAGACTTGCACCAATGAAAGATGGAAAAGTTGTAGAGGTTGAAGATGAGGTCGATCCGTTGAATGATGATGTCGTAGAAACAAGCGAAGAAGAAAAGGCATTAATCGAAAAAGAAAATGAGGACCTTGAAGCAATGGAAAAAGATGAACTCGTAAAAGAAGCAATGAAAATAGGTGCAGGAAAAAAAGAACAGCTTAATAAAATGAAACCTAAAACTTTGGTAATGAGAATAAAAAATAAAAGATTAGAAATCTTAAGCGCAAAGTAATTAGAGGGCATACGCATTCTCTTTAATTACATAGGAGAAATTAACGTAATGAGAATAAGAAGGATAACAGGTTTATTAATATTGGTTTTAATGGTTGCTTTTATAGTGCCATGTTTTGCAGCAGACGATAATGAGTATAATGATTTTATTAGAATAGTTGTAGATGGTAAGATAGTGAAAGTTCCAATATCACCATTCTTTACACAAGACAGCGACTCTGATAAGATAAATACCATTTTCAAAAATAATGTAACAACGGGGACATTCACAGGTGCAAATACTGCAGGTATAGTCTTAAAAGGTTATTATCAATCAGGCGTAGGAATTGCGGCAAACTCAGAAGTAAATGGAGCAACAACAATTCTTTTGAATGATGCAACGCTAACAGGCGGTGCGAAATCTGCGATACATAGTTTTCATGTTCATGCAGATACTTCTACAACGCCAGACTTTGGATTAAGATTATTCGGAACTGTAACAGATGACTTGATTCAATTTGCAAGCGGTGGAGCAGCAGACGGGATTGACATGACGTTATCTACAATTACAGGGAATGATATTGTATTAAACGCTACGTCCACAGAATCAGTAATAAAAAAGGTTGTTGACGGTACAGGAACAGACGTAACTGCTGGAACAATTATTAAATCTTATATGAATGATGCTGATGTTGTGATTACTGGTGGAACTGCTGAATTTGTCGGACTTGCTGTCTATGGTAAACAACTTGCAGCAATGGCAGGTGGTGCAAAGAGTTCTTTGATATCTGCACATCAACATAGCGATTCAACGACTGATTTTGATAGAGGATTATCTTTGTTTGGTGATGTTACAAGTGCGTTATATGTATCAGGAGCAAATACTAATTTATTAGAAACTCCCGACACAGTAAGTGCAGGTTTTAGTACAGGAAGTTTAAAAGATTCTGGTGATTCAGATATTGCATGTGATGCATATTTAACTGTAGCAATTGCAGGAACGACTTATTATTTACCATTGTATAATACATTAAATTAAGAAAGGATTAAAGAACTATGAAAAAATTATCTTTATTTATTATAGCATTAATTCTAATTCCTTCTATTTGTTTTGCAGGCACAGCAAGATTACAGGACCTAACCCCTACTAGCATTACAGTAGGGGCAACGTCTACTCTTGTATTAGCTGCAGGTGATGATTATGAGGAAATAACTCTTGTGAATGATTCTGACGAAACTATATATATTTCAGTCGGGACAGCTGCAATAATGAACAAGGGTATTAGATTAAATGCTAATGGTGGCTTTAAAGTTTGGGACTATCCACAAATACCAACAGAAATAATTTATGCAATCTGCACAAGTGGATCAAAAAATTTAACTCTAACGTATGGGTATTAGGAGGGATATTATGAAAAGAATTATTTATGCTTTAATAGCAATATTATTAATACCCTCTTTATGCCTTGCTGGTTCAATGGGAAATCCATTAGATACGACAACATTAACAACAGGTGATTTAATAACATCTGCAATTAATAATATTCTTTATATAGATGGTGTTACATATGCTCAAACATCTGCAGGAATACAAGCAGCAGTTGACGCTTTGCCTTTGACTGGTGGAACGATAGTATTGCCAGCAGCAGAATACGAAATGTCAGAGAGTGGAGCTACAGGTTATTGCGTAAACATAAACAAAGCTGTTTATTTCAAAGGTGCTGGTGCTGGTTTTTCAAGTGGAGATAATAAAACAAAAATTACTAGGCTCAAACTAAAAGCTGGTGAAGATTGCGGAATGTTTAAATTTCAAGATAGTACAAATCATATATATTTTTCTGGTATTGAACAAATAGAATTTGAAGGAAATAAAGATAGTGTATCTACGTTTGCAGGAGATTTTATTTATTTTGATGATGTATCAGATGCTATTATCAGAGACAATATGTTTAGAAATATTGATATTGCAGGGAATGAAGGAATAATTTATTTTGATGAAGAATCTTGGGGAAACTGGGTATTATATAATGACTTTGAAGATAGCGGAAGCGCAACAGGTGTTTTATCAAAACGTAAAAGAACATGGGTTATAGGTAATCATTTTAGAGCTGTAGATTTAGGTATTAGATTTACAGGTGTTGGAAGTTCAACACAAGCTGGTGGTTGGATTATGCATAATGACTTTGAAGAGGTTAACACAAAGGCTATTCATTTATCAGGTACAACAGCGTATGTAAAAATAGATAGTAATTATGCTATGGATTGTGGAGGTAGTGGTACTTATTCAATGATATATTTGACAGCTACAGTAAATCATATTGACATTACAAACAATACTATTGTCTCAGGAGCTAGTCAAGATTATGGAGTTGAATTAGCGTCTGCTGATAATAATTATATAAATATGATTAATAATGATTTTAGTGTAGCGTCAACGCCTTATCAAATAAATGCTAGTGCAAATGCTAATGGCGTAATAGTTGATATTCCTGCTGATGGTAAAATTGCCTTTAGAGAGAATACAGCATTGCAGATTAATAGTGCTGGTGATGATAAAAATATAAGCATAGAACATAATGACACAGACGGAGTTATTACAACAAGCTCTGGTGATATAGTATTAACTCCTGAGACTGGAAGTAACGTTACTGTAAGTGGCTCAACTTCTGCTATAACATCAAGTAATGCAGCTTTAACTATAACAGCAGCTACTAGTATAACATTAGAAACTACTGATATTATAACGGATTCAGTAAGTACAAGACCTGTTTCTATTGTTCTTGCAGATGATGCAACAACAACATTACCAACTTCTACAACTGGTATTCTTAATATATTTGCAGAAGGGGATAATGATGCAGGAATATTCTTTATACAAGATGATGGAACGTCAACATTATCTCTTACATTGGCTGGTTCAGTAGCAAGTACTGATAGTGATGGAGATTTATGTGTAATAACTGGAGCTGATCCAGTAGTAATTAAAAATCGTTTAGGTAGTGAAAAAACAATAGTTTATATTTATGCGCCATATAAATAGGAGATAATATGAAGAAAATAATACTAATAACATTGTTGTTTATATTAATATGTTTACCAGCACAAGCAAAATTGACTTATCTAAATGATTTTAGGGATGGTAGTATTACGGCAGATTATAGCTTAGGAAGTAATGCTGGAACTTTTACAAGGGATAATAAGGCTTGTACATATATAGATAAATACGGAACAATGCAGGTGGTGACAACAGCTAATATTCCACGTTACACATATTCATCATACAACGAGACAGGGTTAGTTTCTACTCTCGGTGTTTATGTAGAGCCTAGTGCGACTAATTTGTGGTTATATTCTATGGACATGACTAATGCTATAACGTCAGATAGCAACATATCAATTACAGATAATAATACCATTTCGCCTGATGGAACAAACAATGCAGATAAAATTACATGTACTGGTGCTGGTGGGTATGGTAGGCAAACTATTACGGTCGTGCCAGAAACAGACTATATTTTTAGTTTTTTTGTTAAAAATATATCTCAATCAACACCAGCTTATAGAATATATGATATTACTAATGGTGATTGGGTGATAGAATCAACAACATATACAGCATACACAGAAAAATGGATTAGAGTAAATTTACCATTTACCACTCCTACTGATTGTGTTTCTATATATTGTTTTAATGCTACAGCTATGAATTTAAATGAAGAAATATATATATGGGGTTGTCAACTCGAAGCAGGCTCACACGCAACATCATTCATCCCAACAGTCGCAGCAGCTATAACACGTGGAGCAGAAGTATTAAAAGCTCCTACGTTAGGGAATAGGAGTGCTGGGGAAGAAAGTTGTATTGTTAAGTGTTATCCGAATTATGCAGAAGATACAGATGGTGACAAGTATCTTACGGATACAGATACTAAGATTAGATTATTTCAGATAAGAAGTGGCAGGGATGATGCTATCGTCTATGCTAATCTTAGTGATTCATTTGCAAGTTCTGCGAGTGACATAATAAATACTTCATGGACAGCTTTCCAACCAATAACATTAGGTTATAATATTCAGCATTCTTCTCCTTATGTTGCAGGATTCTATCAAGGATTAGCAGATGGAACAAATGACACGACAGATGATTTTACTAATAATAATTATGGGACTTATTTTTATGTTGGAAGTAGAAGTGCAGGAGATAAGCAATTCTCAGGAATAATACAATCAATAGCATTCTTTGATGAAGTGCTGACAGATGCAGAACATTTATTTTATTACAATAATGATGTAAGCGTACTTAAAATACAAGGTGTAGAATTACAAGGATTAGCAGCATGATAAAAGTATATGCAAATTTTAAAAAGTTTATAAGTGATAATAATATTCTGGATATTAGACGGAATAAGCAACTATTAAAAGCAAAGGATATCTTTAAGAAAATAGAAATAATATCTAAATATGAGGCATTAAAAGAAATGGCAAGTCCTAAAACGTATGATTATTTTAATTCAATAATAGTTATGAGGTGATTAGATGGGAAACATAGTAACGAATACAGAAGTTTTTGACTTCATGGGAACACCAACAGATGTTAGAACTCAACAAGGAGATGCAATAACAGCATTGATAACAAAGTTGCAAGATGATCTTGAAAGAGAATTTGGAAGAAAGATAACAGCAAATACTATCACTGACTTATTACTTCAAGACGGTCTTAATTGTGAGATTTTTGATGATAGCCTTTATCTAAAGAGTGAGTTTAGAGATATGTATGAGATATCAGAGATCATTGAAACAGGGACAACCTTGACAGCCTCAACAGGATATAGTGATGGTGGCGATTATTACCTTGATATTAGAAAGGGCGTAATAATAAAGATAGACGATAACTGGTCCTTAGAAGCTCTTGCAATTAAGTTGACAGGAAAGTATGGACTATTAAATAAAAGCGATAATTCAGTGCTTGAAGGGGTTAAGACAATCTTAATTCAATCGGTTGCAGCCAAGTCTGGCTTATGGAAAAATGCAGTACAGACAGAAGACGGAGCAATCGAAACAATAAGGACAAAAATTCCTACAGATGTTGCAGATATGAAAAAGAAATATATAAATAAGGATCTATAAAATGGCAGTATCAGTTAAAGGACAAAAAGAACTTGAAAAATATATCAAAAAAATGTCTGATCCTGAGAAAGTTTTTGATGATGATGTAAAAAAGATTGCGAAAAGATCGTTAAGAAGTTATAAAAAAACAACTCCCAAAGATACTGGAAACACATCGACAGGGTGGCTTTTTGGAAAATTGGGTAAGTCAATTTATTTACTTTCAAATGATGTTGTTACAAAAAAAAGCAAAAGAAAACGCATGAGATATAATATTGTAAGACTGCTTGATGAAGGACATATTATTTATCCTACAAGCAGAAGAAAAAAAGGATTAAAATATTTAGATAAAATAGAAAAAGCTGCAAGCAATATGTTAGCTAGGTTAATGCTTGCAAGAATAGCGAGGACATAAGATGGGCGTAATGGTAAGTTTATTAGATGAAGTAAGAAACAGATTGCAAACAGCAATAGGAGCAGGGAAAGACCTTGAAGGTATTAAAAGGGTTTTAGTTGGTAGCCATGAAGAAGCAAGAAGGCTGAATGATTATCCGGTAATAAATATAACACTTGCAGGAGGCGAAGAACTACCAACAGCTACAAGAAAATATGTTAATAAAATGCAAATAGAAGTTAAATTAATTACTAATAAGCTTGCATATAAAGACGGAGATTTAAACAATAATTTATTATTCAATACAACATCAGAGACAGGAGCATTATATTTATTTGAAAAAATGTTAAATGTTTTAGATAAGAATACATCAGATGAGCTTGATTTTGATTTTGCTACATCATCAAACAATCTAAGATTATTTAATTACGATATAGAAACAATAAACAGCGTTTATGAATTTACATTAATTATAGATATTGAAACGGAAGAATTTCAAGGAGGTTCAAGATGAAAGATAAGCTAATAAAAGTTCAGTACAAAGGTTCAGTTCCTATGTATATATTGTGCAAAAGTTCTAAAGGATGGATGACAATAAAAAAAGGGGACGAATTAGAATTGACACAAAAAGAAATAGTCGAATTTGCAAACTTAAAATTAATTAAAGTTAAAAATATAAAAGGGAGGAAATAATATTATGGGAGAAATGGGACTAGGAGCAGATAGTTATTTACGAGTACAAAAAGAAACTACTTATGGAACAGGTGTAACTGGGGCAATGACTTTGCTTCCAGTAAAAGAAGGAACGGACCTAATCCATAACGTACAAAATATTGAGAATGCTAATTTAATATCAAGCAGAACAAAACAAGCTCCTGACTTGGGAAGAAAAGTATCAAGCGGATCAATTATTATGGATATGCACCCTTCTTTAATGGGTACATTATTTAATTTTATCTTTGGTGCTGCTTCAAGTG